CCTACTGGAGCAGAACCCCCATAAATGTATGAAGAATTGATTGAAAGATACTTTCTCCAGTACGAAGGACTTCCTACAGAGAATGATGCATCTTTTGCCTTAGAAAGTGAAAGGTGCTTTTCAAGGATTGTTCCGGCATTTCCAGTAATTGTTCCTTTATCATCAATAAGAACTATATGGAGTTCATCGAATCTGGAACTTCTTGATCCTGCATAATCTGATGTTGATGGTCTATCTGCAATTGTGTTCCAAGAAATTGACCCATTCGAAAGTGTAATTGATTGTTGATCGAACCAATCAATTGCCGATGATACTGCAGATGTTGCAATTCCTGTTGAACTGCTATTTCTAACCGTTAGATTTCCACTTACTCCAAACGTATAAACACCACTTGGTTGGTAATCTACTGTAGTTACAGTTCCTGCTGTAGAAACGTGACTTAAAATTTTTGTTGAAATTTTTCCGGCACCAACTTCAGTAATAATGCCTTTAAAGTATCCGGTTAAAACACTAGTTGTTCCTGCTCCTGCTAAAACAGTATTTGCAGGAACTGCTTGAGTAACTCCATAACCTACTGCTAGGTTTGTGGTAGTAATTCCTAAAATTTGGTCTGCTTTTGCATCGATGATTGCGACTTTAATATCATTTGCCCAAGAACCTGGATTTTTAGCAGCAACTGTTACGTTGGTAATAGTATTCTCATCATATCCAAGTTGGTTATAATGATCATCACTCTTAATTTTAATGCTTGTAGCAGTTCCGACAAAAGCATTCTTAAGTCCGGCATCATCTGCTCTTGAAATCAACATTGTTCCACCATACGCCAAGTATGATGAAGCCACCATCCAATGTTCGTAGTGTTTATCGGTTGAATATGGTTGTCCGAAAGTGTTTAGAAGGTCATTTTCGTTTTCAATAACAGCAGGAGAATCAACAGGCCCTTTTGCGAAAGGTGCTACCTGAGCAGCAACACTATCCGAGGATGAATTAACTCTACCAACTGTTAAATCTACTTCCCTTACTACAATTCCAGGAGATGCTAAATTTAGCGGCATCTTAAATCCCTCGCAATCCAAATTTATTCTACAAGTATTTATAAATTACTACTATTACATATAGTCCCACATATAGGAACGGTCACCATACTCATCAGTATACCATCTATCACCAGAATCATCCACAAAACTAGTCATTTCATCAATACCATCAGAGATAAATCCAAATGGAGCCATATCTTGGTCGATTTGATTTTTTTGTTCTTCATATATTCTCTTACGGACATCATTATCTGTCATTTCCTTAAAGTAATCTTGTGCGACTAACCAAGAGAAAATGACAAGGCACATAGCTAGGTCATCATTACAACCTTCCTCTGCCTCAAATGAATTGCCTTTTTGGGAAAATGTTGTTAGTTCTGCGATGATATCGTAATCACATACAAGTAGTTTATCATCCTCTAATAAGGTCTTTAAGTTGGAGCATCCTAATTTTTTAACTGCGGCAGTTGTCCTAACTCCAAGTTGTGACTTTTTACCTGAGAAACCCGAACCCACAATCTGCCCAGCACGACCTCTCATCGCACACATCAGTACGTTATCATATTCAAGGTCATATTGTAGAATACTTGCTACCTGGTCACCAATATCATTAACCTCCACTAATAACCAGGCTTCATTATAACCTTTTGCTACTTGATGAATGATGCTCGGAAACATCATCGGTTTAATTTCATTATTTTTATATTTTGCTACAATCTTGTATGGGAAATTTGTAATATCAAAAACAATAAATGCCGAGTAATCATTACCAATTCCTCTCGCAACATCAACTGTGATTAGATAGTTATTCTCCTCCTTTGCTTCTTCATAAACATCCAATCCAGCATTTCTCTTAATCGGATCATCATATACAAGATTTCGTAGTTTTGCTGGATTAATAAGTGTGTTTACAGATCCTAAAAATTCGCACTCAAACTCAACTTTAAACTGCTGCTCACTGGTGTTTGCAATCGTCTGCTGCTTCCATTCTTCGTCTCTACCAGGCACTTCGGACCAATGAACGTCTGTAGCCACATATGCGTTCTTACCCTTTTCAGAGTCGTGCCACATACGGTAGAAGTGATTCATACCACGGGGGGTAGAAACAATAATTACCTTTGTGCTTTGACCAGAAGAAATTGTAGGATAAACCGATGCAAAGAAGTCATCGGCAATGTGATTTGGAATGAACGCAAATTCGTCCAAGAAAATGATGTTGTATGAACCACCACGAACAGCAGATGATGATGTGGAGTTGGATGATATTTTAGAACCATTCTCAAGTTCCAAAGAACCTTTGTTCCAGGATATCACACCCTGCTGCATCCACTTGGGTAAGTTCTCATAGGCAAGTTGCAATCTATTGAGAAGGTCTCTTGCCGTAGATGCCTTGTTTGCAAGAATAGCAATATTTACATTATCGTTAAAGACTGCATAATGCAATAGATATGAGACACAAGTTGTAGATTTACCTGTCTGACGAGGCATCTTACAAATATTAAATCTGTGCTCGTGGAAATTACTAATTAACTTCTCTTGGAACGGATACATTCTAAAAGGTTGTAGTCCGTGGTCAAGAGTAACAATCTTAATATAATTCCGTGCAAAATATACGGGGTCTTCCTTACACTTTAAGAACTCATAGATTTGTTCTTCTGTAAATTCAATTTGGGTATTTGCCCGCTTTAGATTGGGATTACCTAAGGAGATATTA